TTGTTGACTGCTGCTATCTGAATTCTTTGTGCTTCTGCTGTGTCTACAAGTATTCCCCCCTGCTCAGATTGTAACCTCCTCTGTTCTGTCCAATGGTCTTTAATTTTCTGTATCTCTCTCTCTCTTCCTGCGTCTACAATGTCATCAACTGCGCTCTGACGAGCTATGAGGTCAGTTATTCTCTTCTGTTCTGCGTCTTCGACTGCTTGGATTGCTGCCTCCTGCTCTTTGTAAAGGCTATTGACTTTCATCAGTAAGCCTCTCTGCTTTCCTGCTGATTCTATTTGAGCATTTGAAAGTGCGATTTCCAAATCAGCGAGTGCCTGAAGGTCTTCGGCTGTGGATTCTGTTATCTCATTCTGCGCTCTCTTAATATCTACAGCCTCCTGTGCTAATGCTAGTTGTTTGTCTGCAAGTGCTTGTTCTGCTGCTCCTGCCTCTTCTATCGCTGCAATCCTGACCCCTATCTCCTGAGTTACGTCCTCCCCTATCATTCTCAGCTCATTCATCTCCTCCCTTGTCTGAGCGAATTCTACACCTAACTCTCTTTGTGCGTCTGATAATGCTATTGCTCTCTTCTCTAATGCTGAGGCTGATTTCACAGCAGTTACAACTTCATTGACAAAATTAGTTACACCCTCTTTTACATTCTCCCAAGCCTTAACTAGTGGCGCAGTAACAGCATCAGAGTGCTTTTGTAACTCTTCTTGTGTACTTACAATATCTTTATTGATTTGTAATAGCTCTGCTTTTAGCTCAGTTGCATCTGAACCGAAGAACTCTTTTACTGCTATTGCTGCCTTCTTAAAATTCTTTTGAAGAGCTAACATATTCAAGTTGAATCCCTCTTTTATGTAGTTGCCTATTGAGGTAAACCAATCACTCAAATCGCTCAATCTATCGCTCATTGCTTGTAAAGCCTCTTGAGGGTTTTGGAAAGCATATACCATTGCCTCTCCAATCATTGAAAGTACGTCTCCAATTTTCCCAAAGACTGCCCCGAGTGCAGCAGTTGCCACCTGAAGAACCTCTGCTCCTCTCTTGGTCTTCGTAAAATACATTACTAAGGACGTCACAATAACCACAAGCGCACCGATTCCTGTTGCCATAATCGCCCCCTTCAGGGTCTTCATTCCTAGCACAGCCTTTCTTACACCTGAGACCACGCCTTTGAATGCCGTCAACGCCCCTCCTGTCATCTTATCAAGCGCACCTGTTCCTGATTCTATTGAGTCGTTCAGACCTTCCTGAGACTCTTCTGCTTTTTTAGACGCTGATGCTACTCCGTCAATGTCTTTCTCTGCCTTCTGCGCTCCTTCGGTTTTGATGCCAAAGGTCATCCATTGCTTCATACCCATAGCCATTTAATTAGTGCGTAAATTCCAGATCCGTACGCGAATAAGAAGATAGCGGTTAGTGTGTAGTCGAGTGCATAGTGATACATCGGGATTTTTTTGGGGGTGTCCATCTCTTGTAAAAGAAGGATTGCCTCTAGTATTTTGTTTCCTTTGTCCATTATGTTGTAGTAGGTGTTGGAATGAGTGAACTTGGATAGCAAAGTGAGGGGCCTGGACCTGCTTTATTGGGAAACCATACGTATCCATAACGTTCACAACAAACCTGAGAGCCGTAATCTGATGCGCTTCCATTAAATGTTATTTCTCCGCTAGAATTCTGTCCTGTAGGAAGGTCAGCGCAATCTGCTACGTCAGACAGAATCTTGATAAAATCCACTTTTACGACTCCCCCTGTAGTAGCATCGTAGTTGCTTATTTTCAGGATTCTGTAGTATGTGTCATTGATGTATATTCTATCCGAGAATTCAAAGTCTTGGATGTCTGCCCTCGTGAGTTTGACATACGCAGTCAGGAGTCTAGAGTCTGCTGAGTAGAGTTCATTGACAAACCCCATCCAATAACGATAGTATTGAGTATTGACAGGGTGCGAGTTTAGGAAGATGAATGCTCTCTCATATCCGAAGTTCAAGTCATTGTCTGAGACAGAGGGAGCTATAGCATTGTAGTTGCTAAAATTAGGGAGAAAGGAAAGAGTCTGAATACTCAAGTCATCTTTTGTAACATAGACATTCCCTACAGATGCGTCTACACTATTATAGTAAGCTAGTCGAGCCTTTGGACTTTGTATTCCCTTTCCATCCTTATCTATGCATCTATGAATTCCTATGGAAGAGCTGGGGATGTTGCTGATAATATAGGGGGCAAATTGAGTCTGAACTTTTGCCTCTCCTGTAGCAAAGTCATTGTCTTTGTCTTCTATTCTATGCCGTCCATATACTCTATCCGTTGACTGCTGAACGGCTACGTTTATGAAGTCCTGACCTGCTGAGTTCTCCCAATCAAATACATTCTTTTGAATGTCTGTGGTCGGTTTTATTAGAACGTCTTTATTGTAGTCTATTTTGTTTGTCCAATCTTTCTTAGTTCCTGTCGCTATGTAGTCCTGCATCGGCTCAATTAGCAGATGATTTGGCTTTCTATTATCAGGGACAAAGACAAGGTTAAACATCTTCTGCAATCCCATCAAGAAATCAATCTGTTTAATGTCAGGGAAGTTGAGACTCATATCTACGTCTTGACCTTGTAGAGGTTCTGAGACGCTGTCTATTCTGAAATAGGTTGAGAAGTTCTGACTTACAGGGTTTGAACTTAGTATAATAGTTCCTGCTGAGGTTTTTGTGTACACAGATAAAGTCTCCCCTGTTGCGATAGTTGTAGTCCATTGAAAAGACCCATTTCCATTTAATTGCACAACAGGAACATCTGTTCCTGAAATGCTTCGCATTACTTGAGATGTTGCATATCCTGTTGTTCCTATTGATGTGCTTATAGAGAGAGTAAAAGTTACTGAGCAGCTATATGGGGCAGTCCATTTGTAGGTAGCATTGTCCCAATTATTTGAGAAGTCAAAGCCTCCTGATACTGAATCTAAAAGAGGGACAATGACGTTGCTTGTTGAAGTCGTGGTAAAGTCTGAGGACAACCCTACTCCTGCCACCTGAGTCTCTGAGCTATCGTCATCTGAGCGAGGTGTTATAGAACCATTGTACGCAGGGAGGTAAATCTTCAGGAAGTCTGCGGAGTCGAATAGATTTGAGTCGTATGTGTACCCTGCCTCAGACATTATCGTATCCACTAACCACTTCGCTCTGACGTATGGAGTAAAGTCTCCCTGCCATAGACCTGATGTTGATGAGTATGGGGGGTCTTGTCCTTCTGCGAATGTCCAATTTCTACCCTTATCCATTAATCCATACACTACATTTCCTGACTTCAATGCGAGAGTCATCGAAATAATTAGATTCGTATAGTTTAGAGTATGGTCTATTGAAGTTGTTGACAGGTCAGCTATTTTCTTTTCTTTTAGCGCAGTAGCTAGGTCGATAGTGTCTCCAAAAAATATGAGTTCAATATCAGCAAAGTCCTTCTTTTGAACATATACGGCTTTGATTTGAACATAGCCATTCATCAGGGGGATAGTGTTATAGCTCAGGGACGCTTTTATCTTCTGCTTCACGCTGTAATTTGAGACTATAAGGTCAGAAGTATCCTGTATATTTGCCTTGTCTATAGAACCAAAGAAATCCTTATTTTGCTTAGTGGCAGGTATCCTAAAAGTCTGAGAATATGACCCCTGAGTCTTGTTGATCTGGGAAACATCAGCAAATTGATAGTTCAAATTTACAGGTGCGTGGTCGTATAGCTCAATGGTATGTTGAGCCGTCTCTGCGCTATTCCAAACGACTAGCCTTAACATCTGAGGGATTGTGCTAGGGTAACAGATAACGAGACAGAGAAGACGCCTGAGAATCGTTCTTTTACGTTGTAGGAATTTGTATCTATTGTGACAGGTATCCAATCTCCTGACCCTGCTCTCATCATTAAATTATCTGAGCGAATCGCGTATTTGATAAGTTCAATATCTGCGAATGAGAAGTCTATGCTTGTCAGTTTGAACATTGATTTTCCTGTGACCTGATACGCTTGTGATTCTCTTGCTTCAGGTAGAAAGGAATACGTTGACGCATCCCAATCCCCTATGTTTTTCTTAAAGGGTTTTGAGGAGACTGAGTCGGTGTGTTCTGTGCGTCCTGTAAAGAGAACAGAGTCCCATCCTCCGACTGAGTTTGTCCAAGCTAGTTGAGTGTTCTTATGCTTCTCCTGTGTACACTTTCTTTTAACACTTAGTACGTTGCTTAATTTAGCACCTGAGCCTGATAGAAGTTGTATCTCATAGCTGTCCCAAGTTGGATTACCTGACAATGCTCCTGAACTCCAGCTCTCAAAGTTCTTAGGGTACGCCATTAAGTACGTGAGTTTCTGATTGATGTCCGATGCGCTTGGTAGTTGCGCTCCATTTGCCACGTTTATTGTGTCATATATTGTACTGAGAGCCGTGCCTGTTGCGTTTTTGATAGTTGTTTTTATCTGCGCAGCTAGTCCTCCGATTATATTAATGTCATTTAGAAAGGCTATGCATCCCTCTTCATCGTCAGACGCTTCAATCGTTATGACATCGCTGACAGGAATCCTGTCTGTAAGCCATACTTTTTTAGTCAATGCAGTTGCATAGTAATCGGTAAAAGACGGATGTAGTCCTGCGCTTATTTGCTCTACTCCATCAAGAAGATAGACCTTGTCTGAGTCTTGTGGTGCGCTTTCTGTTGAGCCTGTAAAAGTTCCGACCTCTACCTCATACTCTTTGAGTCCGTTCCTTCCTGTTGTGAAGGGAAGGGTAGAATAGCTGAGAAGGGTTGCGCTCTCATCTCTGATTTTGTCGTCTACTTTTACCCTGTCCCTGACTACCTCTGCGAGATTGAAGAAAGCGACATTGTTTGTATTGGGGGTTAAGTATAGCTTTGCGATTTCCACAGAGTCCTCATTGACCCAAACTACAAACCTGTCAGGGGTCGTGCCTGAGTCCGATATGCTAAATATCAGAGATTGATTTGCAGGTATTATTTTTGTCGGTTTGCTGTCTATCTGTGCGCTCATTTACTTGTCAATTTTATATTACCTACCTTAACTGCAAAGTGACTGAAGAGGTCTTTTGCAAATGCCTCGCCTAGTTTCTTCTCTGCTCGTGGTAGGGTTTCTTTGTATGCTATGTCCCAATACTTCAGGGAGGCTATTCCCTTCTTTTTGATAGACCTTGCAATGAGGTACGCTGCTGAACTCAGACGCGATTCAGTCTGCTCTATGAATGCCCCACTCTTATTCCTCAATCTGACAGGCTTAACTTTCATCCATTGCCTAATGACACTTGAGGGGGGTTGTTTAGAACCATACGAGAACGGAGAGCCTCGATGCTTTTCTGTGCCATTAACGCCCCAATATATGAACGTAGCTGACGGATCTGGAGAGCCGAAAATAGCATCCTGACCATCTATAGAAAACTTCAGACTCTTCTGCAATGCCCCTGACGCTTTACCATACGACTTGTTTTTGCCTATAGTTCTAGTTCCTAGTGTTCGCTTTGCTGCGTTCGCTAAGAGACCTGCGTACTTCTTGAGTGCTGCTTCATAGTATTTAGTTTCCTGTGCCACTTTCTACCTGTTGCGTCCGAAGATTATAGCGTTGAAAATTCTTGTTACGATGTCTAAGATTCCGTCGTCTTTTGTCGTTTCAGTCAAGGCTGTAATTGTACCTAATAAGGTAATAATTGCGAGGATAATCTCTACCCAGTTGTTATTGAAAAATTCCATATCTATTTAGTTTTGGTTTCTATTAATTTAAGTCT